TCCGAGCGTCCATTGGCTTGTTGTCCCGCCTTGTGCCGTCCCCGCTTGACCCTGTTGAGTGGACACCAGAGCTTTTCCATTCGTGGAATGCCCAGTTCGATGCTGAGAAGCGAGCTCGTCATTTGCGAGTATTTCCACTGGTTAGCCAGTGCACGGTGAAGCAGTTCACTGACAAGCAGATATTCGTGAAGGTCGAGGCACTTCTTAAGCGTCATGATCCTGATTGGGCTCCTCGAATCATTTATCAAAGTTCTGACATCCACAATGTCATTCTTGGCCCTGTTATGATGGCTTGCACGAAACGCATGTTTCGTGCGATGGATCTTGCTACTGATCCATCTTCTGTTGTTTTTTGCGGTGCATACCGCAAGCAGACGGAGGAGTTGTGTGACTTTATCCAGGCCGGCGCCGCTTCCGGTTCAAAGTTCATAGAGTCAGATTTTAGTAGCAATGATCAAACCCAGGTCAGGGATGTTCATTTGTTGGAGGTCCAATGGTTACGTAGGCTCGGTGCGCCGTTGTGGCTGACTTCACTAATGTTGCATGCTAATTCGTTTGCTGTTCGTTCACGCGAGTACAGACTTTTTAGCCGCATTAGTAATCAGCTGCCAACTGGCGCCCAGAGCACTACGTTTCGGAATACTCTGTGGAACGCGTCCATTGTGGAGTGTTTTGCAGTCAAACATCGTCTTCGTGGTTTGTGTTTGGTTCTTGGCGATGACATGTTGTTTAGAGTTGATAATCCCCTTTCGCGCGCACAGCAGATGCGTCGGGCTTATCAGTTCATCGCCAAGGAAGCTTGTATGCGTGCCAAGGTATTTGTTCGCAAGTACTTGGTAGAGTGTACCTTCCTGTCCAAACAGTTTATCATGACAACCACGGGTCACGTTCTCGTCCCGAAGTTGGGTAAAGCGTTGGCGAGGTTTAACTCAAGGGCTAATAATTCATCAGCAGTTACTGATTCTCAGTACCTTGCTGGTAAAGCCTTGAGTTATGCTTTCGAGTTCCGCCACACGCCTCCAATTTCTCGGGCTTTTGCAGAACGTTACCTTCAATTGGCGCCCAAGGGCGACCATTCACTTGCTGGTATTGGCTGGAATGCCAAGGGTTCCTTCCTCGAGCTCGGGGTCAAGGGACTGCTTGAAAGAATCGAGACGTGTTCTGTTGCGTCTAGGTTTGATATGACCAGGTTTTACCACTGGCGCTATGGTCTGACGTGCACTGACGTCATCGAATTGGTTTTGCGCTTTGTTTTTGGTGAAGACGACCTTGATGTTGCCGCCGTGGGGCGCATCATCGAGGATTTTGTGGATTGAGTGTTGCTTTCGTCGCACATCGGATGTGTAATGGTGTCCCCCGCCAATGGGATGACTCTCAGCTTGAGACAAAAA